AGGCCAATTGAATACATTAGCCACCATATCTTTAAGACTGTCGGCAAAACTTACTTTTTGAAAGTTATGATTGCCTACGAGAATATCAGCGACTGACCCTTTGCCTGAACCTATCAACCCACAAACGCCCACGATACGCACTTATATCTCCTGCTCTTATCTTAATCTATACAAAAGTAAACTAATAGTCAATATTTTCATTAAAGAAATCTTCATAAAGTTTTTCTTGGGTTTTATCGCACCTTGAACTTTTTGCTGAATTATCACTTTTACTAATAATACGCAAATTTGTCCAATGCCCAATTATATAAGGAGGAATATTATTAGCAAAACCTTGTTGGCGACTGTATATATGGTCAAGATGCCAATTATCGCCTCTTTTAATTTGTTCTGGATTTATTTTACTAAAATGCTCATACCAACTTTTTTTGGTATAGTATGCAACTGCATCATAATATTTTCGCTTATCATCTCTTTTTTCTCGTGGAGTAATTTTTCCAGATGCAACACCTTTTAAGTAATTCTGTTCAATGAAATTTTTATCTTTAAAAATATTATTTACACCATATCGTTCTAAACAAGTTTGTTTAGTTTTTGTATTATCTTTATTAAGATTTCTATCTTGCATTAATATATGTTTACCATTTCTGTAGTTTGTTTTTACAGTAGTGCTTCGCTTTTGGTTTGAATCTTTGTTATGATTGTTATAAATTCCCAACTTATTTTGGTATGATGCTTTTGCTGAACCGTTTATAAAAGTAAGATATCTGTTTTCATTCCATTTAACTTCTAATCCAGTTTCAGGACACTTTGGTATTTCATATGTTTCATTTAATATATGCCATATTCTTTGTTTAGGTTTTGCATCTACTGGCAAAAATGATGTTGCATCTATAACTTGTTTCCATAAATCAGGATATGATTTATAAAGATATTTTATGGCATTTTTGTTATAAGATTTATCGGAATCTATAATTTTTAATAATATGTCTTTCATATTATTATTTATCTTTATCCTATGACGAACCTAAAATATTAGCCTATTACGAACCACATTCCAGTCTCGCCAGTCATATAATTTGTAATTTCAAGTTCAAGAGCATCAATCTTGGCTTGACCACGAGTAATAAGATCAGTTCCATTAAGGCTAGTTCCGCCTTGTGGGCCAGGCAATGTTGAGAACTTGCTACGAGCCTCGCCTAACATCATCATGCATTTTGCAAGAGTATATTCTTTTAGCCATGGATAGCTGTATATGTCAGTCAATAGCGTGATATCTGGCTTATAATTTTCTGTCCAAAGCAAGATAGTTTCTTTATCTGCTTGTGGACGACGCATGATTGTTAATTGCTTAGTAACAGTGTTATATTGATAATTTAAAAAACCACCAAATAGCTTAGCAGCTTCTTTCAAAAATGAACTATAAAGATACCAAGTTGCAAGACCACCAACACGACCCGACTGGATCATATAGAAGTTAACGAAGCCAGCTTCGAATGGTTCATATTGCGAAGCGGTTCCACTATTGGCACCAATATTGCGCTTGAATACATTGCGCACTGAAATAACTTCGTTTGGCAGTGTGTAGGTGTTTTGATTTTGCAGCAACTCTAAAAATGAATAACTTTCTTCAACACTGTTCGCACTGCGTTGACGATATCTAACAAGAGACTGATTTAATGCAATTTCATAATGAGCAGGATCGAGTTCAACATCAACCATGTTTCCGCCCAAACTATACAAAACATAATCAAATATTTGTGTTTTAAGTTCTTGTAAGGTTGCCATGAATTGCTCCGTTAAAATATATTTATGGTTATAAATATAGTTGTAGTTCACGGAATGGGGATTCCCAACTACTCTATCGCTTATAGGAGCAACAGCAATGGTATTTACCAGACAAAACCCACCAAGTGGTTATTATGTATATGCATATTTGAGATCAGACCTAACACCATACTATATTGGTAAGGGAAAAGACAAACGAGCATGGAAAAAACAACGCCTTGAAGTAGGAAAACCAACAAACGAATCTCAAATAATAATTTTAAAATATAACCTTACAGAAGATGATGCTTTTATATTAGAAAAAAAATTAATAGAAGAGCATGGACGAATAGATTTAGGAACAGGTATATTAAGAAATAAAACAGAAGGTGGCGATGGTCCGTCTGGTAGAATAATATCAAAAGAAACCTGTGAAAAGATATCTGCTGCAAAAAAAGGAAATACCCCATGGAACAAAGGTATTCCAAGAACAGATGAAGAAAAATTAAAAATGAGTATTGGGCGTAGTTCAAAAGAAAAAGACAAGTTCTCGTGGAACTTAAGACAACCACATACTACGGAAACAAAATCTAAATTAAAAGAAAAGGCGCTTAATAGAGAAAAACTAATCTGTCCTCACTGTATTAAAGAAGTAGATGTAAGCAATTTTTCAAGATGGCATGGAAATAATTGTAAAAATTATTAATCATAATCACGACGGTGGCTAGTTAGTTCATCACCCCATCTCAACCAGAAATAAATTTCATCTTCTGGTGTGAAATCTGCTTCAATCGTTACTACATAACCAATATAACCATCAGGACTGTTTATGCCTGTTCTGAATAGCGGAGTTTGTAGTGCATGTTCCATAACCCACGCACCAGCCTCACTCTTTTGCCATTCTATTATAGGACCAGCAGCATAGAGTTGAGCATCTTCTACATCACCCATACGGAAACAATGAACTATCATACCGTTATTTACGCTACTTCAAATGCCATAAGATAGTATGTTAAATCTTCTGGTTCAAATTGAGCGGTCACGGCTACACGATAGTCAAGTGTATCATGGGCAAGGTGGGTATGAAAAGTTACGCTATCTGCAACAGCATTTTCTCGCACCCAACGATAGTTTTCTTGCTTATGCCACTCTATATGGGCTAATAATATTATTTCTTCTACTTGCCGAGTTTTGGATAATCCATATCGTCCATGCTCCCAAGTTGATTGAGGTAAAGAAATTTGATAAACCGTGATAGGTTTAGAAGGGGACATCTTCCTCATCTTTGCCTTCATACCAATCTGGTCCTGGGTCTTTGCCATCTATGACTGCCTTTGTCATACGATCCATTTTACGCTTGCTTGATAACTTTTCTTCACGGTCAGCAATAGTCTTGTCCTTAAAGCCAAGTATATTCATATACTCACGATGCTTCATCCAACCATGCATAAAATGGATGCAATCTTCTGCGCTGCCACTGTATATGACTACACCACGAGAATAGATTGGCAAGATTGTGCCATCATCGTCTGGAATCGCAAGAGAAAAATCTGCACCGCCATTCTGTTCATAAGCATAAGAATTAAACGCACCACGATTTGGTTTAATTTCAAATCCAAGTTTATTGGCAAGACCTGTTAGGTCATTGATAATCCGATAGTGATTGTAATTTGTCATTATACATATCCTATGATAAGTTTCACCAAATCTTCTTCATTCAGGTAAAAATTTGCTCGCCCATGTGATTCGCGCTGATAAAAAATCATGGGTGGCGAAGATTCATACCAAGTTGAACTATAATTTTCAAAGTTGTTGACAATATAATAATATAATTTGCCAATTTCTCTAAAACTGCGAACAGTGATACGATGGGTATAGTGCTGCCGCATTTTATTGCGACCATCCATTCTTACCCAACGAGTGTGAGTATCCAAGTAGCCACTGTCGTATTTCATAAATCACCTTACTTGATTGATTTAAGAATTACTGTATCACCGTTTAGACGACCTGTCAAGGCAATTTCTGTGGCACGAATACCATCCATGAACTTACGAAGTTGGATTTTACCTGCACCCATAAATGCCTTCATCTGTTCTTGTGGTTTGCGCAGCGTCTTTGCCACACTCAGCTTTTCATCAAAGCCAAGAATAGTGCTGCCCTTGATGCCCAACACGCCACTGCTGACAGCAGCAACATACTTGCCAATCTTACGGGTCTTAGTATTATAAACCCACAATTCGGTTGCACCAATGATATCCACTGGATTGATAGACACAACATTGAGTTCCTTGAACTCGCTCATATACTTGACATTCTTGACCACCTTTTCCTTGCTTGGTGGACGAGCCTTGCGTACCTGTCGCACAGCAGCCTTGACTACGCCATAGGTCGTGAGGGCATCAAAGAGTGCCTTATACCAAGCATCATAACGCTTGAACACTGGCTTGGTCATCCAAGCATATGCTTCACGCAAGGCAGCATCGCCCTTCTTGTCTTGACCTTCAAGCAATTCTGCATACTGTTCTGCATACTTTTCACGAATACGAGCAACAAATGCCTGTGGCATATTCCCTTCGCGGAAATAAGCCATGAAATCAGGCAACTCGGCAGTGCCTTCAATCATCGTATCATACATGGCTTCAAGATCACCAATAGTATCAGCCAACTTATCGCGCATATGATCTTGCACATTGCGCTTAGCAATCGGCTTTACCACTACTTCTTTCTTTTCAGCAATACGAGCGTTGCCATAAGCAAGCAATTCTGCAATCTTGTTGGTGATGAACTCGGCATCAGGAGCCATCGGACAACCACGCAAGATCATTTTAGAGATACTGCCAATGGTAATGCCAACACGACTATCTTCACATTCAGCAAATGCAGCAATTTCTGCCTTGCCCCATTTAAGATGCTGCTGACCAAACTCTACCACATACTTGCGCATATCGGCAGCACTCATATAATAATTGTAGAAATATAGCGCATGAGTAATCTCCTGACGCAGTTTGTCAGGAGACCACTTTTTAACATCAGTCCACACTGGTTCTGGACCAGTGAACTTTTCATCCATAAATTTAGGTTGACGAACAACCGTCTTTTTAGGTTTGGTTTTGAGCATCAGTGCGGACTTAGCCATTATTACTTCTCCAAATTGCGGTCATAGAAACCATAGTGCTGTGACACATAACGATCATACCGCTCGTCAACGCCATTATCAAAGCGTTCCCAAGATTGATCGTTAAAGTAGTCATACCCGTAATCATACTTCGTGTCAACATATTTCTGCGATGGTGCTGCTTCTTTTGCTTCTACCAGTTGAGCAGTAGAAACACCATGATGCTTGTAACCTTCGGTGCACATATCATAATATGATGCGCTAGGCGTCATTTCATAATCTTGATCAGCCATGCTATACACCCAAGCAATATATGCTTCGGTGTCGGTTTGAACCAACACACGCTGACGCAAATAATATGTGGGAAATCCTTCAAGACGGTCAAGCGCAATCATATCGCTATCGCTGACTTCCCATAACACACCACTGACAATACTACCTACTTCAATCTCAATGTCAGCATGATTACGAAACACAAGACGATAGTCGTTCAGATGGGCAACACCTACCAATGTAGCATCAGGGCAACGCTTTGCCATCTGATCAGGGTGAGTGTTCATTCCGTATCCGAAATAATAACTGCGATATTCCATAGTAAACTCCTTACGGTGGCGGGCAGACCTTGCCCAAAAGGGGGCATACATTGCCCCATGACTTAAAATACCACACCTTAGAGATTTGTCAAGCATTATTTTTAATTATATTATGATTTAAAAAACCATTGACAAACAGCCCAATTATGATAAATTTATATTATGTGGCCATTAATTATAACTTTAATCCTCGCAACTGTCTTGTTAATCTTTAAGACAGCAGAGGGAATTTGGGAATTGGATCAGTGGATAGCTGAAACCGATAAACGATGGTCAGAAGAATATGATTATGTTCTAGACAAATTTGTCAAAAAACCAACACCCAAACCCGAACCAACCCCAAAACCTGTCAAATTATTGACACCATCCTTACAAAACTTCCCTAAATCTAGCGAAGATGCAAAAGCAAAAATTGCAAGATTGATGAAAAAATAACAAATAAAAAAGGCGGGAAAAATTCCCGCCTTTTCTTTATTCTATCTAGACTAGATTAGAACTTAACTGCTAGACCAACGCCGAAACCGTCGCCAGTGTTGTTAAAGCTGCTGTCATATGAACGATATACCTTTGCACTAACAGTGTAGTTTGAAGTGATATCATATGATACGCCAGTGCCGATCTGGTGGCTAACCCAACCATAGGTAGCTTCGTCAATTGCGCTGCGATAACGATACTGAACAGCATTGATAGTAACGCCATTGCCAAGTGCATAGTCAGCAGTGCCATAAAGTGCATAATATGGGAAGTTAGTAGTTGTTAGCTTTTCACCAACAGCAACCTTACCGCCGAGAGTTACGCCAGCAAATGCAGGTAGCTTATAGCCAACCTGTGCTTCACCATAATTAGTGATTGTATTGTCAGTCTTCTGTGTTGCATTAACAAGACCACCAACTGAGAACCCACCACCGATCTGGTGAGTGTAACCAATGTTGTATGAGTCATCAACCTTTGAACCAAAGTTTGAACCCAAGTCTTGTGAATAGCTGATAGATAGGCTATCGACGCTAGCAGCAGGAGCAGCAGCAACAACTGGTGCTGGTGCAACAGGAGCCTTTGCCTTGCTTGGTAGATCAGTTGCACTTGCGGCAACAGTAAGAGCCAATAGAGCCATAGTAGTTGTAATAAAAGTCTTCATTTTGTATTTTCCTTTTTCAGATGTTTGGTTATATCATAGACAACAATTTTTGTCTAATTATTTTTCAACCAATATTATTATTAATATTTGTTGAGGCAACGTTTGGTTTTTACTCCATAGTTTAATTTGACAGTATCGTCGCCATGCTTTCCGTTACCCACTTGATTTGGAAGCATAGATATTTATTCAACGCAAGACCAACATATAATAAAATGTCGCAATAATCAATAAATATTTTATGCTCTTAAGTGAATTATACGACGAACAGTTAAATGAAGGTCCATGGACCGA